CCTTCACGCTCAGAGAAGCGGTCCTGGCCGTTAAGCTGGAGCTTGGCGGTGACGACGGGGTTGTTGCCCCAGCAGTGGAGGAGGAGGGCGGTCTCGGCGAGGACGAAGGCGCCGGCATCGGAGACGCCGGAGTTGAGCTCCCAACCGGGGGGAAGGACGCCCCCTTCACCTCCTCCATAAGGAGGCGCATAGCCAGGGGGAGTCACAGTGGGACTGAACGCGGTACCGGAATTGGAGTCTCCAGCCAAATTGGCAACGGAGTACCAGTTCACTCCGTTGAACCAGCCAGGGCCAGCAGTGTCAACCGCGCCGGCATCGTTGAACATGTTGTTGTTGATGAAGGACTGGGTGGTGAGGTTGGTGGCGTCCCTGCCGCCAAAGGCGTGGATGGCGTTGGGAAGGGCATCAACGGCGTCGGTGTAGTTGAAGGGCTGGGCACCGAGAAGGCTGTAGAGCAGCTGGTTGCACTCGAGAGAAGAGCAGTAGTCAACGTTGCTGTCGGGCTGGACAATCCAGATGAGCTCCTTGACGGGGTGGTTGAAGTTGAGCTTGATCTTGTTGGAAGAGGAACCGACGGACTCATCGCCAGTGAACTGGAGCTGCTCAATCAGGTACTCGTGGGGGTTCTGGGCCATGCGCCTGCGCTCGTCGGTGTCCAAGAAGACGTAGTCAACGTAGAGAGAAGCGGCAACGAGGGACTGGTTGTAAGCGGTGACGACCTTGCCGCCGGAGCCAGGGCTGCTGCAGGTCAAAGAACCGACGGCCCACAAGCACTCGTCAATGGGGCGGATATCAAGGTTGATCTTGACCTCGTGGTACTGAAGGGCGATGAGGGGGAGGGCAAGACCAGGGTTACGGCAGTACCAGAACTGGAAGGGCACGTAGAGGGTGGTCTCGGGGAGGGCGTTACGGGGGGCGCAAACCTGACGAGGGGCGGTGGCCTGGCAAGGACCATCAACATCGTTAAAAGAGGGGTCGGTAATGTAAGTCAGCTGGGTGGTGTTGCCGATCATGGCAAAGTAGCCGGGGCGCTGGTCAACAGTGAGGGTGAGCTGGTTCCAGATGTGCATCCAGTCGCCGTACTGGCGATCAATGCGCTGGCCACCGATCTCAACCTCAACCTGAGAGACAATCTGCTCACCGGGGAAGTCAAGCCAACGGGCATAAACGCCGTCCTGAGCGGAGCCCTTCATCTGCTGGTTGATCTCGGGGAGAGTGACCTGCAGGTAAGTGCGGTACGCCAAATCACCGTTGCGGGAGATGGTGCAAGTGACACGGCGACCGAAGTCAGCCTGGCCGTTGAAAGTCTGCTCAATGGACTCCATGGCAAAGTTGGTGTGGCGCTTGTAGGAAACCTTCCAGAAAGTGATCTGGGGGTTGCCGGTCAAGTAAACGTCTTGGGCGCCATAGGCGACAAGCTGCATCAATCCTCCTCCCATTTTGTTGTTGTTGGTTATAATATGCCTAAAGAAAAAAAATTCAGGAAAACAAATGAATTAAACGGAATTTCAATTATTTTCAATGATTTCATGCCGATGCATTAAATCATGGGGCGACGGACGTCATCATGATGCGGACTCTAAACTAAGGTTGTTTTTCATGAACTGCGTGAGATACTCGTCGTCTTCATACATTTTATATTCCCCGTTGTGTTTCTTCACAAACACATAGTTGTTGGACGTGCTGTATTTCTTAATATTCCATCCGCCCTCCAGCGCGTTGTGCAAAAATGTCATTAATTGAATTTGCTTAAGTTCTTGGGGGGGCGCCGTCGCATGGTTCATCAACCTTGTCAAACAATCGGAAGTGTAAGTGAGCTTAGCTCCGCCCCGTTGTTTCAACATGTACACGTTGTTCCGTTTTTTTATGCTCCATCGTTGTTCTAAAAGTTTGAAAAAAAAGGACATTTGATCAAGCGCCCCCTCCGACAATGCCGTTTGAGTGAAACTCAATGTGTTATCAGACGACGGTGACGGCGGGTCTGGTTGTTGTTGTTGTTGTTGTTGTTGCTGCAACATTTTGCCTCCCCCCGATCCTTATTTCTTAAATATTATAAAACTATAAATAATATATCATTAACATTACGCTAAATAATATATTAAACATATAAATTACATTACTTTATTGATTTGTGTGTTGTTTGTGTGGTGTGTTTGTTTGTTTGAGTGGATGTCGCCTCCAAACAATTCGTTCAAGCAAAAACCCAACAAGAAAATTGTGTTGGATGAGAAGAGCATCGTCACGTTGGACAGCAAGCACCGAGAGCATCAGTCCAAAATTGCAAAATTAAAGTCGGAAACCATTCCCCAGCTCAATAAAGAAAAACGGGCATTAAAACAGCAGCTGCTCGCAACTCCAGCATCCAGCAATGCAGTTGAATTGCAGGAACGGATGAACGATTTGCGAGCCACCATTCGCGCACACCAGCAAGAGTGCAAAAACTACTATTTAGACAACAGCGAAATCATATTTGATTACTTTGAAAACAAGCAACAGATATGCAACGGAAACAATAAGACCAAAATACTTAACGACTTTTTTCGCGTGGAGAGTGTGTCCAAAGAAGACGAACTGAAGCGCATGAACCAGAGCAACGTGCAGCGTTATTTGACCAATTTGGATCCGTCCTACATTGACATCCGCAATTACGTGTTTCCGACTGACGTCTGCCAATTCTGCCACGCTGGTGAAATGATCCCCGTGGACAACGAGGGCATCATGGTGTGCAACAACTGCTCCATACACGTGAGCTACTTGGTGGAGAACGAGAAGCCGTCCTACAAGGAGCCGCCTAAAGAAGCGTGTTTTTATGCTTACAAACGAATTAATCACTTCAAGGAAATTCTGGCGCAGTTCCAAGCCAAGGAAACCACGCAGATTCCGCCCGACGTGCTGGCAAACATAAGGCATCAAATCAAAAAGGAGAGAATTGATTTGCACACGCAGTTAACCGACAAAAAGGCGAAGGAGATTCTGAAAAAGCTGGGATACAACAAGTACTACGAGCACATCCCGTTCATCAAGGACAAGCTGGGCATTAAACCGCCCGTCATGTCACCCGAACTGGAAGAAACGCTGTGCAACCTGTTCATGGAAATTCAAGGACCGTATGCCAAGTTCTGCCCAGAAGAGCGCGTCAACTTCCTTAATTATTACTACACCGTTTACAAACTGTGCGAGCTGCTGAACCAGCGCGAGTTCCTGTCGTATTTTCCCATGCTGAAGGACAGAGAGAAGCGCATTGAACAGGACGAAATCTGGAAGAAGATATGCGAGGAGCTGAACTGGGAATTCATTCCCACCATCTGAAAAGGGGGAGACGAGCTCCCCCCTTAGACCCCCTATGTTATATAGGAAGGGGGCAAAGCCCCCTTGACAATATAAGGAGGGGTTCGGGGAACGTAGTTCCCGAACCTTTCCCTTAAATCCTGACTCACATTTCAACATCATAAAAAAGGGAAAGGTTCGGAAAACCGTAGGTTTTCTGATTCTAGTGTCTCCTAGACTTTTTAGACTTCCGGGACTTCTTGGAGTGCTTCTTGGACTTCTTTGAGTGCTTATTGGCACGACGACGAGAACCACCACCAACGACTGGTTGTTGTTGCCGTTGCAGTGTCCGTAATTGCTGTTTCAATTCATTCATCGCAACCATTCTACTTGCGGATCGCGTCGTTTCATCAGTAAGTATAGCAATAAAAAAATCAAATAGATGGGGTGGTATAATTCTAGATTGATTTGTTAATAACCAGTCTACAGTTTCCCTATCTGTGATACGTTGACGTCTATAATCTGCATTAGCCATCTGATTCTCAGAACGAGTCTGGCTAGTAATGACGGCATTAATTATCCTGTCAATTGTTTCAGTGCGGGTTTCCTCTCGCAAATCGTTCATGATAATGCAATTAATTCGTTATAAAATTGCATTATATAAATTATTTTATTAATGCAATTTCTCTCTTATTCTACTTGTTGAAAAACGCTTAATGCGTCTTAAACCTTGAGCACGTTGCCCGGGAAGCCGACGAGGTTGGCACCAATGCCGAAGCCAGCGCCGCTGCGGGCGGACACGGCGAGGGTGGGCACGTAGGTGTCCAGAATGCTAAAGGTGGCAGCGGCAACGAGGGCAATGAGACCGATCTCATCCAGGTTCAGCTTGCGCTGAGGGATGGCATAAGCGGCAAGGGCGACCAGCGCACCTTCCACCAAATACTTAATGGCGCGTTTGACCAACTCGCCTAAATCCAGAACACCGCCGATCATTTTATTTGTTTGTGTGATTTGTAGATTATATAATGCAATAAGAAAAAATAATTATTATTATTGAATTAATTGCAAACTTGAATTGCGATGCATTCATGCGAATAATACAATTGTTTGAAAATGGGCTTAAAATCAAATCCGAAATATTAAACACGTTGATCACAAACACGAACACGAACCCGAACACACACAATAACAATGACCGACGACATTAGAGGAGTGACGCTTCAGAAGCTGTCCGACGGCACGGTGAACCCTAAATACGTGGACTTGCTGGACGAGGACAAGCCCATTGCGGGCCAAAAGTTCGTGTGCCTCTCCTTCATTTCCCCCGAGCACATCATCAAGCAGCGCGAGCACTTCTTTTTCCAAAAGTTTGTGGAGCACTGGGACATCCACAAATCCACCGACAAGTTCTTGCAGTTTCTGAATTTCGTGTCCTACAAGTACGGCGTCAAGTTTGACAAGCTCACCGAGGACTTCCAGCAGTTCAAGGAGTCCGAGAAGGAGCTCATTGCGAAGACCGACATTGTGGACGACTACAAGTCGTTCTTGGACTTGAACGAGGAGCGGCTGGACGAGGAGTTCGGCGCGAAGCACGAGTTTCAGACGTCGGTGCGCGGCCTCAAGGTGCGCGGCGTGTTCCCCTCGCAGAAGGAGGCCGAGCTGCGATGCAAGATGCTGCGCGAGGTGGATTCCAATCACGACGTGTTTGTGGGGCCCGTGGGTCTGTGGGTGCCGTTTCATCCCGAGGCGTACAAGACGGGGCGCGTGGAGTACATGGAGGAGACGCTGAACCAGCTCATGAGCGACAAGAAGAAGAACGAGGAGCAGGCAAAGATGGAGTTTGACAAGCGCGTGAAGGAGGCCAAACAGAAGGCGATTGACGAGAACAAGGCGCTTGCGGCGAAGAGCGGCAACAAGCTGACGCAGACGCTGAACGAGCAGGGCGAGCTGGTGGGCGTTTCGCAAACCACGGGAACCGATTTTGCGGTGGATCCCGAGCCAGCCGATGGTTCCAATCTCAACGCAGATGAAATTCGCAACCAGTTGTTCAACGTGGAAAACGTGGTTTTGCATCCAGATCGGTCGGATCGCGGGTTGTCGTCGCTGACTCATGCGCCGGTTACTGGTGAGACTTCTGCCGCCGATTTTGAAGAGGTGGATTAGCAACATTTAACATTTAACCCACCGCACACAGTTGTGTGTTTTTTTCCATGCAATACAAATATCATTAAATAATATGTATTGTTAAACATTCAAACCAAGTCAATGTCGCATCAACCGCAACAACCGCAACAACAGCAACAACAGCAACAACAGGTGGATTTGGACGTCGGCAGCTACACGCACGACGAACTGTTTGCGTTGTTTGGTCTGGACCCAAATGGCTGCACCATGACGGAGGCGGAATCTCGTATATCGGATTCGCTGCATCAACTCGCAGACACCGACAGTCCTCAAGCCTATACCCGATTCTTCTCAAAATGCCGAGAGATTATCACGCAAAAAATAGGAGAACGCACGAAGCCGTATGACGCAACGCTGTTTTCGGGCGGGGCAACCGCGTATCGTCCGCTAACACAACAGCCAGACACGCTCAGCATCAACTATTCCACGCCGCCGTCCAATTCCAGCACATTTCACCGCGAGTCCGTGGTGAACGAGGGCCAAGCGTTCGCCAAGCGAAACATCGTCCCCGTCATCAACGCATACAACTATAAATTCCCAACCGGCGTGCTGAACCCGATTGAGCGCCGAGTAATTAAGCGGCTGCTTTCCATGGACACGCTGTTCCGCACAAAATATGACTCCTCCAGCGCCACGAATGCTTCTTGGGTGCTGCCGTACCCCGTAGAAAATGTGGTGTCCATGAAAATCGCGTCGCTGCAAATACCGAACATGTGGTATGCATTTTCCGAGTTGAACAAAACCAATCGGTTCATGGTGTCGGTCACGGGACTCAACGTCGGGACATACGTTCCCACACAAGTTTACACCAATGAAGTTGTCATCCCAGACGGCAATTACACGAGCGCCGAATTCGTGCAGATCATGAACAACCTGTTTCAAAACACGCAAAACGGCATGGAATTTTTCAAGATGACGATCAACGCGTACACCGGAAAACTCACGATGTCGCAGACCAATTTAGTGGTGAACCAGACCAACAGCCCCAATCTGGTTTATACCGTGGAATTTGACAACATTAGCCGGTACGACAAATACTACCCCCCCTGCATAGACCAATGCGAATTTGAACACCTGAAGCAGCAGCACGCAAAAGAGTATTACAATGCAAACATTCATTCCATCAGCAAGACGGCGGGGTGGATGATGGGATTCAAGAAACCCGTTTACGAGCGCACGTGGGCAAACACGTTCGTTGATTCCATAAGTCAAGTTCCAGCTGTCACGTATTACGCTGCATTGACGGCGGAAGCCGCTTACGGCAGCAACTCGCTTTGGAACTACATGTACGTGGACGTGGACGACTACAACAAGAATTTCATAACGAACAGCATCATTGCACAAACGGGGGATTCCTATTTGGGGGTCAACCTCTTGGGACGAATCCCCATTGGAAATGATGAACTCACCATCATCAACGACACTGGCGGCGACACGACGTTCAAGACGCGCGAGTATCTGGGGCCGGTGCGATTGGAGAAGCTCACCATCCGGCTGCTGGACAAGTTCGGCAACGTCATTCCGACCAACGGGAACGACTACTCCATTGCGTTGGAACTGCAGGTGCTTTACAACTAAAACAACCAATTCACGTATTTCCTACTTCCGTTTTCCTGCCTTGTTTTTCCTTTTATTCGTTTTCGCCTTTTTGTGCTGCGTTTTATTGCGCTTGTGCATCCTCCTGCATTTGCGAGTTCCACCAACCATTCTGAAAAAATGTGGTTTGTTAGGCCCATTGAGGGTAATATTGTGTTCCATGGCGATATTTTGTGCTTCAACAATTGTTCTTGCATTCTTTAGCTTGGCTAATACCTCTTGCACTTTTTCTTG